AGAGCTACCTTGCTGAAATTTGACGAAAACTTTCCGAAATCACAGATCCCGGTATTTCATAAAATTTCATCGGCGGTTCCTTGTTTGCGGTTCTTGCTTCCGCCGTCGGGTATCGCACATAAAAACCGACCCTGCGGCGGGCTGAAAAGCTCGGAACAAAGGGAAATAAAAAAACGAAACGATGACAACAACAGAACAAATTATCGCAGTAGCCACAGGATTGGGCTGGCAAGCATCGACAACGAAGTACGAAAATAGAGTGGTGTTCGATTTTCAGCAATATACGCCCAAAGGGCAGGATTTCAACGTCTCTGTTGAAATGAAAGACGGGGATTTCGACAGGTTTCTGTGTGAATTGGAAAATTTCTACGAAGGCTTCGACCCCGACTATGAAACCTACCTGTGGATAGGCAATGACGGGCACGGCAAAAACGGTGCGCCCTACCACATCAAAGACATCGTAACCGATATGGAAGAAGCCGAGAAAATGATAGAAACCCTGTATGAAACATAAAAAAAAGCAATAGCATGAGAATGAAAACACTTTACACAAAAGATGCGGAAAGGACAGGAATAAGCCGCTTTCCAAATTTCCACAAGACAGGAAGCATCACCGGAATGAAAGAACTGTATTATGGCAAAAACGCCCTTTTGGTACGTTGTGGCAATTACATCTACAATGTATCGAGCGAACCCGAAATTTATTATAACATAGCACATTAAATGATATTCATTATGGAAAGGACAAGTTGTAAGACGGATTTTCAGAGTTGGAAAGGTATAATGGCTCTAAAATTACTCTGCTGCAATATAATTGCAGGCCGTTTTGATTGGAAGAAATATTGTACGCCACAACCTTACTGTGGTCAGGATATTTGCGTCATACCATTACATTGCTCCTACGGACAGATAGGCTATACCGTGTATTTCCCTTATGCTGATATGCCGGAAGTGGAATACGATTGGGAAATGAACAAATTAACTATCGACAAAGAGAACTGGGAAAGCTATTTAACGTGAGTATAATTCAAATATAGCCAGTTGCCCGTCTTTGAAAAACATACATCAATGGCGGGCTTCTTTCAAAAAACAGTATGTTGTTATGGTAGAAAGGGAGTTGGAAATAAAGTTGTATTAAAGGAGCGGGGCATGGAATATTCATTCAACCATATATTTTCCCTGAAATTGAGCAATTTCTTTGCAAAAATCATCTGCTATACGATAAATCTCCGTAACTTTGGTCTCTGAAAACATCATGGTAATTGCTTAAATGTCGTTAATTGAATACTATAAATTCAATGCTTTTATTGCTATGTGCCTAATTTATTTACAGAATTAGAATTGAAAGAATATGACACAGACTTTTTATACCAAATGGCAATCTTCTGTCCTTGCAGATGCAGGGAATTATGTATCAAAGGAATACAATAACTTCCAAACGGCGTTGTTGAGTGAAATATCCAAATATGCAAAAGCCGTGGATGCGGCAGTTGTAGCCGAGAGCAAGGGGCATTACCTTACAAGTTGCTTTATTGAGCGTAACGGTAAATTCGTGTACATAAGCCATTCTTCGGATGCGCGGATGGACGGTGGGGTAAAGATAGAACTTGATTCGTTCCTGATACGGACTGCCCGGCACGTAAAGGATTATACTGGTGGTATCAATCAATATTGCGATATGTCACAGCTACAGTCAATGATTGACAAACTGTTGTCTTAATGTAATGTATAAGAATGTGAGGTGGCTTCACTTCAACGCCACCTCACACTCGTTTCCGTTATCGGTGCAGACCGCTGATGTAGCTTTCCTCTTGCACTTCGGCCTGGTATTCTTCCATACCCTCCAGTTTCTCGTTCACGCTTTGCAGGTTGGCTTCCATCGACAGACAATGGTTGTAAGCGAAGCGGTGTCTGTCGGGTATATCCGTACCGGTAAACGGTCCGGCATTGAGCGTGTCGGTTTCCCTGTTATACCAGACGAACAGATGTTTTCCGTTCGGCATCTCGAACATCGGGAGTTTCTGATGTTTCAGGACATCAAACTCTTCCGCCGCCATATCCTTGGCCACCTCTTTCACATCATCGCTGGCGCGGTCGGTTCCGTAACGCCGGATATGGTCTCGCACCTCCTGTTCCGTGTACTTCAGCATGATGTCGTAAGTGCCCCCGACACTTCCGTTGTACACTACGGCAAAGTCTTTATCCTCGATTAGCAGATCATCTCCCCGGTTCTGGAGGGGAGAAGCGAATGTATGCTGCTCGTCCATACCGTTGCCGTCGTAATACTCCTTGGCGAGTGCCAGCAATCCCTTGTAGTCGCCTTTGTCCTTCAATTCGTCCAGTTGCGTCGTGTCATCGGTGGATTGGAGATAAGCCACCGATGCGTAAAAGATACGTTCCTTGGTCGAGTGTTTGTTCTCTTGCTCTTCAGTAACATTTTGTTCCAACTCCTGTGCAATCTTATCCACCTTTTGAGTAACGATTGACGAAGCCCTTTTCACGTCCAGAAGCGTCGTCTTGATAAACTGTGGCGATTCCTTCAATTCATCGAGCCACCCTTTGAGGTATGCGCAACTGTCTTCCTTGATATGCTTGGTCATGCCATAGCGTTGTGCGATCAGTGCACTGCCGAGTTCGGCCACCAGTTCCTCGCGGGCATACTCTTTCGAGCCGAAAGATGTCGGCTGGAGGCGGTCGAGAACACCCTCGGCGCCGGTGGAGTGGACCATTTCATGAAACAGCGTTCCGTAAAAGGCTTCTCCGGACTGGAACTGTTCTTTTTCGGGCACGATTATCTCGTTTCTCGTAATCGAGTAGTATGCTTCGTCCTGATGTCTCGGTTTGATAGGACAAATCCAAAGGTTATCCCGAATCATCGTATCGACGGGCGCGAAACTGAAATGTTCGCCGTTTTCGATCCTTTTCCCGTTCTCTACCTCCAACTGCTCCCACAACTCCGGTCGTGCCTCCCGCAAGTTGGTCTGGGCGACATTGAACACCCGGAACACCTGCATTTTGGGATAGACGTTGTATTGCGCCTTCTCCTCGTCGGAGAGCTTCTTGTAATCGTCATACTTGATTTTTTCCTTTGTCTCCTTGTGTATGCAGGTGAATGTGGTCAGCATCACGGGAAAGGATTTCTCGCCTTTCAGCACAGATACCCTTGGCAGTTCTTGTCCGTCCTTACCGGGTTTGTTGAGCCGCTGCACGCAGTCGAACGTACAGAAACGGGGAATCTTGTACCCTTCGTTCTCACAATGCAGGAGCAGCATCAGGGCGTTCATACCGTTGTACTCGCGCCCCGACAGGTTACGCGGCCATTGCAGTACACCCTCGGTAAACCACGGCTTGTGCCAATCTTTCTGGATGCTTTCGATTTTCTCGATCATCATCTCGGCAAAGAGGTCCAGCGCCTTATCCTCGCTGTTCGGTCCCTCTGTATTTCGCTTTCTATAACCGGCCATGACTGCTACTGATTGGAGTTATCCGATTCGGGAACATATTGCATCAATTCTTCCACTCGGCAGGAGATGTCCGGCTTCCCGTTATGTACCGAGACCGTCAGTTCGCCCTTGGCCTCTACCTTGACACCCGGTTGCAACCACTCTTCGCGTTGCCTGTCGAAGCAGAAGAAGCGCACCCACTGGTACTCGAAATTCTCATCGACCTTCTTGATGCTGAATGCCGAGAACATCGTGTAGGGTTTGTCGTTCCTGTCTTTCCGTTCCTCGATATTTTTGCCCACTTTACCGCGAAATGCCATATCTCCTTTGAGAAAATCCGCCGTGTCTGAGGCAACCGGATCGATACGGTCTGCAAAAAGGTTGAAATAGAGTTTGTCACCCCTGCGTTTCAGAAACAGCGTTCCTGTAATCTCCACGTGCGAACCGTTCCGATAACCTGATGCCTCCTCTTGGGAGCCGTCTTTGCTGACACTGATTTCGATAACTTCGTTTTGACCGTCTCGGTCCGGAATCGTGACACGTAGCGGAAAAGACAGAAACGAATTTCCTTCCTTGTTTGTTCTCGCCGAAGCATTGCGGCCTATCGTGCCGCATACCGTAACATTACATTTAATCATTTTGCTTTTGTCTTTTAATGATACACATATACCATCTGACAAACAGGGTCCTATGAATTGAAGTTGAACAGACTGGTGGCGGCCCTAATCAGGAGCACGTATCCTTATGTAGATGAATCCTGCTGCAATCAGCAACTGCACCCCCATGACGACGAGCGTTGTCACCCAGCCCAGCAGCAGGTAACAGAGCAGAATGTGCAGGACGCAGACGGATAGTCCGAATAGATACCCGCATAACCGTATCATCACGCGTTTTATCATGGCTTTCGGATTTTATCGTTTCAGGATTTCCGTCTGTCCCCGTTGCTCGGCCATTCCCTGCTCGAAATTCAGCGAGGCTGCCTCCGAGAGGATGACCGTGTTCAACAGTCCAGTCACACGCAGTCGTTTGGCTTCTTCCGAAAGAGAACCGTCGTTAAGCGTCACCGACAGGCGGCTTAACTCGGCAGAGGTCAGTTCCCGCGATACCTGGACGCTTCCGTTGTCCGCTTGCAGGACAGCCCGCCCGTTTTCCCCGATCACGAGGTCGCAACTTTTCATGCCGGGCAACAGCGATGTCAGGTCGATTTCCCGGCGGTCCATCGCCTCGGAAATGGCCGCCTTTTGTTCTTCCTCGTTTTTGCTGTCGATTTGCGTCGCCAGCAACATCAGGGAGGTAAAAGCGGTCATGGCCATCTCCACGATAGGGTCGCTACACCCTGACAGTCCCACGCCGCTGTCCTCCGAGGAGAGCAGTTTTTTCATCCATGCATCGGGTGAAAGGTTTTCCTTGGCATTCTCCGGACTTTTATATTTGGCGAACAGGTCGTTGCCGTTATGCAACACTTGTTGTTTGATGTTGCCCTTTTGTGCGATTTCAGCCAGATACGCTGCCGGATCGACGTCCCGTTGCGTACCGTCCGCATGAATTTGCCGGACACTGAAATGCAGGTGTTCCCCGCTCTTGCCCGATTTACCGAGCCGATTTCCGGCCTGTACTGTATCATCGGTTCTCACGAATACCTCGCCGAGGTTTTTGTAGGTACACTGTATTTTGCAGCCGTCCGCACGGGGGTATTCCACCGTGAGCGATTTGTTTCCGACAGCGACGACCTTGCCGCCTTGTTCCGTCGCCAGCACTGCATCGCCGTTGTTACATCGGATGTCCATGCCTGTGTGCATTCGTTTTGTCCCGTCCTTGGTGTCTTGCCGCATACCGAACGGTGAGGTGACGAAAAGAAACTCTTTCCGTTCCACCGGAAACGAATAGTCCACTGCATTTCCGGCTTCCCGGAGCGGGTTCTCTTCCACACCGAACCGCTTTCCCTGCGCTTCCATCTCCTGCATGACCTGACGGTCGTACTTTTGCAGCCCGTTCTGCTCGATGATACGTTGCAGACTGTCGGCATAATGCCCGCCCGTGGCATAGCCCGCCTTTTCGAGCCCCAGCGTCCAGCCTTTGTAGTCGTCGGGAGAGAGCGAGAAACAACGGGCATAGCGGTTGTTCTCTTTCAGGAAGCGTGAGTGATGCTCATACGAATCGCCCACACTGTCGTAACTGCAGAACTTCTCGTTCGGCTTGTCATCGGAATACAGGCTGTACCGGCCACCCTCGGCAATCCATTCGGGCGTGGCCTTGATACCGAAGTGGTTGTTCTCATTCTGCGCCAAACGGCTCTGTCCGTTGGAACTTTCCAGTATGCCCTGTGCCAGCGTCACGGAGGCCGGAATGCCGTACCGCCGCATCTGTTCCATCGCATAGTCTGCATATTGTTCCGTATATTCTTGATTCTTGTTTGCCATATTTCTACCTCCTCATGGTTGGACGTTGTTCGTTCTCTTCGTCGGTTGTTTCTGCAGGCCCGTTTTGCTGTGCCTTGGACATACCGTCACAATCCATCACGTATGCCCGTAGCGCATGAATTTGCTGCCTTGTTTCCTCATTGTCATGCTCGAATACCAATATGATTTTGTTTGCATCATACGGAACGCGTTCTTTGCTCGGAGGCAGGTTCAGTTCGTTCGCAATGGTCTCCGCATCATACATGGAAGCATAATAGTTGTTCCCATGTTTGAAAAGGACGACCGCTTCCGGTTGTTCTTCTTTGATTTGCTCATACTTGCCATACAGTTGTTCCGGCATATCTTTTATGGACAACTCTTTTAGGGATGAACCGGCTTTCTGGGCTTCCCCGGCGGTTTGTTTAGGATTCTTGTCTTTATCCTGCTGCTGGGTATCCTCTTCTCCTTGTTTCTTTCCGGCACTCTCTTCCTGCGTCTGTCCTTTGCGCAGTACGTCGGCGAAAAGCGTGGCCGCCAGATGGCATTTGTATTTGGCACGGTCCTCCGCCACCCACATGCGTTGCCATTGTTGCCGGGTGACGCTTCGGGGTTGTAATTTCTTTCCGTCAATGGTCGCCACGCACAGAGTCCCTTCTTGTTTGGTCTTGAACACGGACACCCGCTGAATCCGGTTCAGGTCAATGTCCTGCGCCCCGCTGCTGAACAGGTCCACTTTCAGGTCGGGTTGTGTTTCCGCCAGCGCATAATACTTGTGCGCCAGCTCCATGCGTACATTTTCGATATTGTCCATCGACTGTTTGAGGGTGGAGAAGAAGCGGTTCAGGTCGTCCTTGTCGGGATAGATACTGTACCCGCTCTGATGTTCGGGCTTCAGATACAGTGCCCAGCGGTTCTTGTCGTCCTGAATCATCTGTACTTGGTCGAAGCCGATTTCGTCCGCCCGTTTGACCGCAGGCGTTACGTCCAATGTGGAGAGCATCTCCAGCGCCCAGTTCTTCAGCCGGGCCAGTGACACCTGTTTTTGGGCGAAATAAGTATCATCGGGCCTATACCCCCATGCGCCGTCAGGATTGAAGAAACGCACGTTTTCGATCCCTTCCCTTCGCAAAGCCCTGCCGATACGGGCCTTGTTCATGCCCGGCACTTCATTGTCCACTTCCGGCGACGCACCGGCAGGGAGTATCACATCCGCCGATTTCGAGGACGGGTCGATGACAATGACAATGGTCTTGTCCTCCTTGTTCGGGTGTTTCCGGATCTCGTCAGCTACATAGAAATGCTTGGGTAACTGCTCCTGCATGTCCGAGGTCTGCCGGCGGTTGCGCATCGTGGCATATTCGATTTTCTCGCCCCGTTCTGCCTTATGGATTACTTCGAGGGCGTTGTTCACGTCGCTTTCGAGGGCGTCCACCAGGTTGGGGTTCTCCTTGAGTTCCCGGTTCCAGTAGTCCACCAGTTCAAGGCTTTTGTCGGACAGACGGGCGGGCAGTCCCAATTCCAGCATTTTGATTCCCGAAGCCACCTCCACGATTAGCCGTTCCTGTTTGAGGGCATCTTCCGAGGGACCCATACCGTTTTTCATCACCATGCCTTCACGGGCCAGCCGTTGCTGGTGTCCCGTGGCACTTACGATTTGCCGCAGTGCCTCCTGTACATAATCGTTGTAGTGTCCGAAATCCCGTTGGCGCGGCATATAGACCGCATCGCGGTCTGTCTCGTAATGGGGCATTCCGCTTCCGTCCGAACGCACGGGCACGAGATTGTCCCGCATTTTCAGCAGGAAGTCGTTGAAACGGATATGCAATCGCCGTTCGTCGGCCTCGGAATATCCCCGTTCCACGGCACTGCCGTCTTTCAGCAATACCATATCGTATTCCTCCTTATCCACGTAAGGCAGTGTCGTTTGGTCGATATTGAAAAGTGTGCGGATCTCCCGGTTATGTATGCCCTTGTACTGTTTCTGCACCTCCTCGTCCAGTTTCAGATAGGCGTCTCGGCTGATGATGTCCTCCGGATTGTTGCGATGGACGTACTTATTCCAGTTATAGAACAGGAACGGGACTCCCTGCTCGTGCTCACGGACAGATGTGCCGCGAGCCTTGGCATCGCTGTAAAGGGTAAACAGGTTGGTCTTGCACCCGTTCCGGTCCGAATGCAATGCCATAAACAACCCGTTGAACGGGCTGACGGCGACACCGCGCGGGTAGAATTTTGGAAAACCTTTGCCAGCGGCGTTGAGCCAGTGGCCTCCAGCGTTCGATGCTTCGTTCAAAGCCGTGGAGAGCAACTCTATCTGTCGCTCCTCGGCATTCTTTTCTATCTGCGATTTCTCTTTCATATTCCAAAATTTTTGTCGGTTACGAAATGATATTACTGAATGCCCCGTGTCCGCACGATGGTCTCCTGTTGTCCGTTGTCATAGTTCTGCGAAGCCATCTGGCGAAGTCGGTCGCTTTGGACGAGCACGGCATTGGCCAGCGTGTTCAGCGGCAAGGCACCGGCACGGTAGGCGTCCGCCACCGTGGAATTAAGCTGCACCGTGCAGGGCACGTGGTCTATCGTGGCAATAAGGGTATTGCCTTGCAGTACCGGATTCACAATACGTGGATTGAGCGGCTCATCGGGATAGCGTCTGTACTGCACCTTTTTGTCGGTCGTGGCCACATTTCCGTTTCTCTCCGTCCTTTCTTTTCCCAGTGCCTCGTGCCCCGCCTTGTTCAGCAGGTTCGCACCACCCAAGCCGATAAGCAACATCTTTAGCATCGGATTCTTGACGAATATGCCCGCCACGATACTCGCTATCGGCAGCAGGTTTTCTTTCAGTCCCAGTGATTGCGTCTTGCCTGTGAATATACCCAATAGCATGTCTGGCAGCATGGCCAACACACTGCCCGGATTACTCATGACTTCGCTGAAACCTTCCAGTCCGAGGAAACGGGTCAGTCCATCCCAACCGTTCTCGTTGGTCTGTATGGTCTGCGGTTCTTGCCCGGACGGCTCTTCCCGTATCGTTTTCTCGGTGGAGACTGTGGAAACCTGCACTTCTTTCGCCTCTTTTTCCCTCTGTTCGGATTCCTGACCGGCTTGTTCCGTTTCGGTATTCCCTCTTTCCAAGTCTTGCAGATAGGCTTCCTCCTGTCCGGGAGCGACCACCATCGGCACATCTTTATACCGTTCCGCCCGCTTCCGTTCTTCCCCGGCAGTTTCTTCCCGCCACGGCATATTTATACTGTCTGTTTTCCACCAATCCATAAAATCGAATGTTATAATCGGTATCTTTTTCTGTAACTCTCCGTTGGCTTCGGCCAAGAGTGTGTTCTCTTTGGGTGGAATCGCCGCTGCTTCCTTACGGAATCCCTCGAACACATTGCTTTCGCTGCCGAACACACCCTTGCTGATACACTCCTCTGCAGAGAGCGTCTGTGTCTCTTCTGCCCCGAAGTGATCGGCAACGGCCGAGATGGCTGTATCCGCTCCGATGAACCGTGCGAAGCTCGCCCACGAACCTGCACCGCCCAGCATGACGGTATCGGCTGAAGCCCCCAACACCCAACCTGCTCCTTTTTCCAACTTGCTCGGACGATAGGCGGCCTCTCCGCGTTTCTCTATCTCTTCGGCCAGCGGCGAGCGGCTCAACGCCTGAGGCAACCCCAACAGGCTTGATTCAGCCGCTTTGCGGATGATGTAGTCCGCCGAGGACTTGGGCATACGTTCCTTCACCAGATGGTCTATCATCAGTTGCTCCACGCGGTAGTCCACGAAAGCGTAGGCGAGGTCACAGCCCAATTCCTGCGACAGTTCGTCGTAACGCTCGCGTCCGACTTCCTGCACGACGGTATCGCGCCACTCTCCGGCCATGTAGGCGAGATCGTGCTGTATTTCTTCCGACGAGAGAATCCGTTTATTGCACATCTCGATGTAGTCCTCTGTCGTTTTGGAGTTCCATTCTCCCGTTACCTTGAGTGTTTGGTACGGGTCGGAGAGCGGTTGGCCCGCCGACGCCATCATGCCGAGTATGCCGCTTATGGAAGTCGAATACTCCTTCATTTCCTCGCCCTGCTTCTCGGTCAGGTAGGTTTGCGTCTGCGTCATGACGGGGACGAGATGATGGCGGAAATAACTGCCCATGAGGGTCTCTATTTCCGCAAACCTCCTGCTATGTTTGATTTCGTCCATATAATCAATATCTTTCTATATCATGTTTATCTGTTTCAGCAGTTGTTCCTTCGTTTGTTCGATGGCGTTGTGGTACACTTCCATTTGCTTGGGGAAAAACTCTTCGAGCCATGCATCTTTTTCGATACGGTCTTGAATGAAGCGTACCGCCTGTTCCCGTTCGATTTCCACCGAGGCTTCCCCTTCTTCCCTGTTGTTGAACCATGCTTTCGTCCACCAGCGGACTCCGGCGCGGTCGGAATAGACGGAGACAATCCTCGATATGTCGAAACTCTGGATGTCGATGTCCAACTCCGCCAGCGGGTCGATGAGTCCGCAGCCCGCTACAGCTTCGTCATGAAGTTTTTTTTTACCTCGCCGCCCATTGTGGAGAGGTACACCTCATGCCGCAGGGCAAGGTAGTTCAGGAAATCCGCTATCAGCAGGTTCTGAACTTTGCAGGCAAGCGGCATGGCTTTGCGCCCCAGTCCGAGGGGATTGGCTATGCTCGGCATCTGCTCGTAGAAATACTCTTTCATCGCTCCCATCGTGAAGATGTGGCGGAGCGACTGTTCCGTATGTGCGGGCACCGTGTACGCTCCCCGCTGCAAATCCTCCATGTAAAGCGGCAGAAAGCGGAGCATCAGCTCTTCTATTTCCCTTTGGTCCTTCTCGTAGTCGTTTTTTACTCCCGTTTCCGCATCGTAAAAACCTGCAGGGCCGTTGCCGTCGGTTTCCTGCAAAGCCTTGATGTTGCCGTACAACATGGTCAGGAACTCTATCGGGTTCAGCTCCTCGCCCTTGAATTTGACTTCTATATGCAGCCGTTCACCGCTCAAAGCCACCGTTTGTCCGGCTTTCACCCGTTGTCCGAATTGTGCGAACACATTCGACAGAAGACCGTATGTCACCTCGTACCCGCCGTAACGGACTGTCTGGCAAATGCCGTGTACCGGGTCGTTTCCCACGCCCGACACGATGCCACTGGCCACAGCCGACAGTATGTAGTACCGCGCTTTGAAGTCTATCCCGTGATGAAAGAACTTTTCTCCCGTTGTCGGGTGTACCTGCTCGCCGTAACCGAGCGACAGTTCCACGTCTTTTCCCCGCGGCTCTTCGAACGGCATACAGTAACCGCTGTCCGAGTGCAGGATCATTTCTTCCGTATATTTCATTGTGATATATATTTTTTATATGTTCCTACCTTCTCATTCCTCCGCTTTGCGCTTGTTCCTCCGGAGAGAGTGTCGGCGTCTGTGTCCTCGATACCGTTTCCGAGGGAACCGTGCGGACAACGCCCGCATTGTTGCCGATAAGCATCATGCCCAGGAACAGACCGGCGATTTTACCCAGCCAGCCGGAACGTCCGAACACGAGGTACGCCGCCGCAATCAGTCCTGCAATGTTCAACCCCGACACATTGCCTCCTCCGAGGTTTCGCAAAAAGCCGCTGAGCATGTTGAACAACCCACCGCCGGAGGCTTCCCGCAGGAAGTTCGACACCCCGTTCAGTTTCGAGTCCGCGCCTCCCACAGCCTCGCCTATGGCAGAGACCGTCTCTCCGGCTTTGTCTTTCAGTTCCTTCATGTCTTCGGTCGTACCTGCAAGGGCATCCGTGGCGGATTTGCCGACTACGGCCTCACTGACGATCCGTGCGACACTTTTGTCGGTGGTCAGTTTTTCCCAGCCCACATAGCCGACGGCAGCTCCGGTAGTGGCCATTTTGACCGCCTGCCCGGCTCCCCGAAGGGTCTGCGAGGGATGCAGTACCGCATGACCGGCACTTTTCCCCGTCGCATTGGCGGCCTTGCCCATGCCTTTCATGGCCTTTCCGCCGTATTTCAATATCGTATCCCAAGCTCCCATATTTTTATTCTTTTTTAGGGTCTAACATTTCTTCCATTTTGCCGCCATCGTCTTTGGGCGGCTTTCACGATGTCGTACTTGTCCGCAACAGGGCGTGCACCCTCGTCGATTTCCCGCCAGATGTCGCCCATCGTGGTATATTTCACGGCTTTAGTCAGCCGTTGCAGCGTCCGGTTCATCGACCGGAGTTTCGGACGTATGCCGAACACGATCTCCATACGTTCCCTTTCCGTCATCTTGTTGTCCGACAGGCAGGCCGTGCGGATGTCGTTCACAATCTCCACGCTGTTCAATATCATCTCCCGGTAAATCTGGTTGCGCCGCGTGGAGAGGGCGACAGCCAATGCACCCGTCGAATGTCTGCTCAATTGTTTGGTGAAGTCGCCCATGTTGTCCGTAAGCTGCGATATTTCATGGTAGAAACCGTAAATCTGCGCCGCATAGCAGACAATCGAACGGAACGAGTTCAGGTAATTGTTGAACTCCCGTTGCAAGTCCGTCGTACCTTCCACTTCTTCTTTTGTCCACACATGCCCTGTGGTTTGCATCAGCATGACCTTCTCTTGGTTTTTCAGTTCCTTCTCGGCCTTGTTGGTATAAACCAGAATCATTCCCGCAAGGGTCGCATCGTTCTGCGCCTGTACCTTCGAGATACCGGCACACAGCAACAGAATCCATATCGAGATTATCCGCTTCATCGTTCTTCGTTTTTTATTGTCCTTTTTTCAACGGGCGGTGGC